ATCGGAGCCCCAGGCACGGCAAGCGTATTCGCAAGACTGGTTATAGAGCTTATGTTTATACCAAACACCGTGCTTGCGACAGCGTCTGTATAAGTAAAGTTCGGGCTGCTTGGCGGAGTGGGCGCTGTTACCGTAGCTATTGTTGTTGCCAAAACAGACGTTGGCGTTACAGCGCTAAACGTAAATAAAGGTGCAGACGGTGTTGCAAGGCTATTTGCAAGACTGGTTATCGAGCTTATGTTTATGCCAGATATAGTGCTTGCAACGGCGTCTGTGTAGGTAAAAGTTGGACTGCTTGGTGGGGTTGGTGGTGTTACTGCGCTTATGGACGTTGCCACAACAGACGTAGGCGTAACAGCATTGAACGTAAGCAGTGGTGCTGCAGGCAGATTGGCAATCGGAGACGTTGGAAGCGTCAAGCCCGACGCATTATAGAATGCCGTTGCAAGATCTGCGATGTCAACTTGAATACGATTGGACAGTTCAAACGCACATCCCTTTAGCACAAAAAGCTGTAGTGTGCGTCTATCAAATCCGTCTACCGTAGTAGATGAAATGTCAACGTCACCACCGAACGTCAAGTACCTAATCTTGTAAGAGTCTGCCGCAGGAAATATGCGCGTCTCTCTATTTGTACCGTAGTCTACAACGTAGACGGGCGAGTTACTGTCTGCAAAGTATATCGACTGATTGTTGCCATACTTGGAGTGTGACTCACCAAGTCTTGCGTACATATCAGACGTTTCGTTAAACACAGATAGGACGCGGTAGTCTGAATCTGTGCCTATGTCTGTGCGGCTAAACACTCCATCCGCTACGGTTGCAACTGTTGCGTTACCCGTAAGCAGATCATCTGGAAGCAATCTAATTAGTAGACTCCTTTCTGCACTAAGAACATCCTCAACCTCTATATCGGTAGATACAAGAGATCCAACATACCCTTCTATTCTTGCTTTCAGATTAGCCATATGCTTGCTAAAAAAATACCCCTACGCCAGCAAAACCCAAAAAGCTGACGTAGGGGCTTGTTCAACCGTTAGGAGAACTTGAGTAGGGCGTGCGTTTCGGGAAGGCTGATCTCAAGACCTGCTTCCGTCAACACCATATCCTTACGACCATCAACGTCGTTGTTCTGTACATTGGTGATGATCTGCGTGTCGCGGTTCTCACCATTGCCAACGAGAGGACGGTACTTCACGTTTGCCATATCGACGGCGATCGCCATATTCTCGAATGGGCCACGGAGTAGTGGTTCCATTACGAAGTTAAGCGTACCGTACATCGTTTCGATCTTCGTGATGTTGTGACCGAAGCGACCTTGTCCATTCTGAATATCAAAGTTCAGAGCGGTTGGGGCCGTTCCGCTTCCCATAACACCAAACGAGTTGGCTAGGAATCCGTTGCCACCCAGCTTCTGGAAGTAGTTCATTACCTTACGAGACGCAAGAACAAGCTTGTTAGGCGAGTTACCAATTTCTGGCGCAAAGAACTCTTCGGTGAAGTCTACGAAGTCATCGTAGCTTGAAGAAGCATAGGTAAACGATTTGTTGTAACCATACTTCTCGGTGTAAGGAACGATACCGTGGGTGTATCGGGCAGGGCCAGATCCAGACTCATCAGCACGACCTACACCAAACATCAGTGCGTGTTCGATGTCGATCTTGTGCTCTTTGAGCTTCTGATTCCAGATGCGCATATACTCATCGGGACGACCACGGTAGCGCGTAGCTAGTGCCGTACCAGAGAAAAGAGGCACAGCCGTCTTGAAGATCTGCGTATAACCTTCTCGGTCATAAAGCTGATCTACCCAACCATCGGGTGCCGTTGATCCTTCACCAAAGGCAGAGCCAATGATCTGTCCCTTGTAGCCTTCAACCGAAGCGGTCTTCTGATAGAAGTCCATCGCCGTAAGACCCGTAAGCGTATCGGTGTAACCGCTCGTTCCCGTGATGTCGGATACGTGCGTAACCGTGATGTTTACGGTCGTACCGTCACCAGAGTCAGAGCCTACGCTGTTGATCGTAGCATACACCAAGTAGTTTGGCGTAGAGTCGATGGCAGCTCCTACAGAACCTTGGAGAACGATACGCTGATTAGGAAGGAAGAAATCAACCGTACCCGTTACTTGAAACCCGTTGGCATCCTTGCCGAGGTCACGACCGTAGTTGTCTACCGTAGCACCAAGAACGATGTTAAAGGTAGGGGTCGTTTGTAGGTTTTGGTCTGTCAGATCGGTCGAAACGATAAAGTTACGACGCTGCCATTGATGACGCTGCTCCAAGAACTTGAACACAGGATCATCCGTAGGGGCTTTAGATAGTTGCGATAGATACGCAAAGAAAGGTGATTCCATTGGCGCAAGTTCTGCGACACGGTCACCAAAATTAAAAATTCGGCGTGAGCTATCAAGGCTCACTCCCTGCGCCGTATTGGACGGCGATACTGAGTACTGATTAGCCATTGTATGTCAAGGTTTCGACGCTAGAAGTCGGAGTTCTTTTTCTCCATACCCAGCATCATTTCAAAGAATTGATCCTCTGCTTTTGGCTGAGGAATGCTAGAGTTGCCGACGGTACTAGCTGGCATAGGGAAGTTCACCTGCTGTGGTGCCCTTCTCTGTGGCTGTTGCTGAATACCGTTCTTCATCTTGTATAAAGCCACAACGTCCTGCGGGGTTACTTGATAACCCTGCGCCCATTGAATCACACCAGCAGCTTCCTGTGGGTTTACACCAGACTCTACGAATGAACCATAGATCTGCTGCATTTGCTGCTGTTGAGCTTGGACTTGGCGCTGGTGCTCCATTTGTTGGATGTAAGGCTCAAAAGCCGATTCAACCTGCTGTCGCGTCGTAGCAATGTCATACTCACGCCGTTCTTCGTAGTAGCTGTCAAGCTTACTTAGATAAGCGTCGTACTCTTGCTTATAACGCCCAGAAGGACTTGAAGCGTCTACGTCATACGGATCGTAGTCTCTAGGCTTTTCTGGTGCTTTAGGCTTTTCTGGCGGCTCTATCTTTGATTCAGCTGGCGCTTGTGCGTCGCTGGAACCTTGCCGCGAGAGTTCTTGCTCAATGGTCTCATAGACCCTTTTCGCTACAGAAGGATTATCATTGATGTACTCCATCAGTGGCATTACTTCCTTCATACGCGTAAGCTCACTCTGCGCCTTGTCGTACTTGGACTGAAAATCCCGTCGTCGTTTCTCTTCTAACGCAATACGCTCTTCGATTGGTATGTCTTGCGAACCCTCATCGGATTGCTCAAAACCACCCTGTTCTTGAACGTCTTCTGGCATTGGCACACGCTGTGGTGCCGTGTCAGGCGCTTCGTTTTGAAACGAGTATGGATCACTCGAAGACTTGCCCATGAACGCGTCCATAAGCTCATCTACGCTATTTGTTGTCTCGGTTACGTTGCTCATTTATAATGGTTGCGGCTTGCGCTTTGTTTTTGATCTTGTCAAGTTGAGAACCAAACTTTTCTACTTCGACACGCTTACGAGCCTGTATCGCTTCACGATCAGCCGTCTGTAAGTCGCCTTGTAGTCGCTTGATTTCTTCTTGAGCCTGCTGTAGCTGACCTTGTAGATTCCTAACGATTCCAACACGTTCCATAACACCATCGGCATCAGCCACGTCTGTCTTCTTAAGGATCTCTACTTGGTCAATGATTCCCATCTGATACAACTGCATATAGTATTCCAGTAGGGCATATCTGTTTGTAGGCAGAATAGATCCAGATACAACCTGCACGTCATATTGCCCAACCGACACATCATTCACTCGTTCGAGCACTTGCCCGAACTCGTTCATTACGGCTTGATTGAGCACCGTTTCCTTCATCATGTTGTTGGCTTGAAGTATGCGTATCGTGCGCTCTTCGCTGTACACATACGGTATCAAGCCCAACACAACTTTACCTAATTGAGTAAGTGCGCCTTCGACATCGTCAAGCTTACTTTTAATCCGTCGCTGTCCATACTCCTCAATGGATAGCGTTCCTCTATAGGTGTCAGGTGCTTGGGTTGGGTCTCCCTGCTGTATAGCGTAGACTCCAAGCTCTCGTTCAACCATAGATATGAGGAGTTGGAAATGGCTGAATAGCCCAGCAGGAGGAGCAAGAGGACTGACCACAGTTGGCTGCCCCATCTCTGCATCATACTCGATGATTGCGCTACCTGCTTTTGCAAAGTCTTGTTCGATGACTCTCTTGTCAACACTGCCTCTAGGAAGGAATACTTTGACATTAGTACTGTTAGCAAGATTAGCCACCAACTGCATATGAAGCTTGTTGATGCTGTCTTGGAATGGACGCACGAAATCAATATCACTCATCGGATATGGATCACGGTCGTGTCGTCCTAGGATAGGCACAATCGGATACTCGTCAATCGGTAGGTAGTAACTACGATATAGCTGACCACCGATAATGATTACGTGCTTGATCCTTGGAAGACGCACGGGTCTTGCCTCCATAACGCCATTGTCGAGTAGCACTTGATGTGGCATACTCTTGATGATCGCAGGCTGCATTGGGATCATAGCGCCCGTCTGAGGATCCTGCTGTGGCGGTATTTCTATAAGCCTTGTCTCGGGATCTTCCGTAGGCTGTGCCATCTTAAAAAGTTCTGCGCCATTGCTTGCTGTATCTACAGCGTAGATCTGTTGCTGCCCCGTATTCGGATCACTAAACACAAAAGCTGGTGACTCCATCAGCTGTGCAAAGTCATCGTACAGATCTACCTTTTCCTCACCACCAGACATGGAATGGTGTATGTAATCAACCTTGACCTTGCTGTAACGGTCAATAACTACATAGCGTCTGTGGTGGTTGTCATACACACGGTCTCGGCTACGACTCAGATCGTCAACCTTCGTTGAGACAAATTCCTCAATGTCATCGTGTGTAGTTTGGGCTCTGCTCAGTATGGCCTTAGAATCTGGCCACATACCTAATACTTGCTCACCCGTAAGAAGGTGCTCTACGAGCACATGGCTTGCGTCACGGAACAACCTATCACGACTGTTCGGATCAGGCAAGACCTTAAGTGTGTCAACGGCTACAACCTTGATGTCGCCCCGATTGTAATCACTTTCGGGATCAACGTAAGCCATCAAAAAGCCACGGCCCGTCATAAAGTAGTCATAGAGCGACTCTTTAAGCTGTGCATTGCCATAGCTGTTTGCCCATATGTAAGACATCAGATCGCTGATAGCGCGTGCTGTCTTAACGTCTGAGTCTTCTCGTGCCGTTGCTTGAAAGCCTGGCGGTCTGCCCGTCAATAGACTGATCGACAGCTCCATAGCTGGGTAGATCACATTGATCGGAACAGCCGCCTGTCCACGACTGGCTAAGGTATCTACTTGCTCTGCACTGAACTGATAACCGTGCGCGTAATCCTTACTCTCAGAAGCGCGATCTCCCCAAGCGTCCTGTGAGTCACGGTAGTGTCTGTGCAGGGATAACGTCAGAGTGACCTCTTCGTTTGAAGACGTGTCCTCTGTCTCTTCTACGTTATCCGTAGGAGAAAACTCTTCGTGTGTATTTGGATCAAATATCTTCTCCATTACTCAACCATCCAGTCGTAAGAGCGCTCCCTTACGATAGGTTCATCTGTATTGTTACGAAAGTCGTGATCGCCATATGGTGGGAATGCACCTTTGACAGCGTAGAAGAAAGCATCGAGGGTATCATCGTGCTTGCCCCTTGGAAAAATAAGTACCTCATCAGCGAACTCACTGTGTGCCTTCTTGATGTATACCTTCTTACGAGCAAACATGGGTTGTAAGCCTTCAAGCCGCTGAACCTTACCCTTGCGTGGTTGGTTCTTGATCGCAAGCCCAGGTATGTACACGCCTTCCAATCTCGTAAGATAGTCCCTAAGCATCTCTTGGTAGCCTACGGTTTCTATCTGAACCTTGGCTGGCTTGTACTTTCTGTACCAATCCAAGATAGCGTCAGCTACGTCCATAGGCTTGATACGCTTCCTTAGGTAGTCAATAACGTAGACGTTCTTGTCTTCGTCCATACCTATGACCATAATGCACGTGTAGTCTGCAGTAGCTCGAACACTACTAGCAGGATCAACACCCATAAAAACATTAACGGGGGTT